ACGTCCAGAAGTACAACCAATACCTAAAGATCCGGCAATCGAGAACCTTGAAGCATTACAAATGCAAATGCCTAAAGCGTTCCCTACACAAGATCATAAAGCTCATATCCAAGCTCATAGAGCGTTTATGGCAACAAGAATGGTACAGATTAATCCAATGGTGATGGCTTTATTACAAGGACATATCTCGGAACACGTTTCAATGTTAGCTCAAGGGGAAGTAGGAGCAATGCTTCAAGAAGATCCTATGATGCAACAAGAATTACAAGCAGATCCTCAAGCAGCACAAATTAAAGTGGAGGCTCTAATTGCACAACAAATTGCTAAGATTACAACAGAACTCGCACAAGAAGAAGCAGGAGGCCAAAAACAAGACCCACTAGTTGCTTTAAAACAAAGAGAACTAGACTTAAAAGCGATGGAGTTACAGAGAAGAAGTGAAAGTGATATGATGACTAATGAACTTCAACAAGAAACTCTTGATGAAAGAATGGATATTGAGAAGATGAAGCTAGAAGATAATGAAGATCAAGCAGCAGAAAGAATTAGAATTGCTGAAACTAAACTAGCTCAGAATAGAATGATTGCAGAAGAAAGATTAAGAGTTCAAAAAATGAGAGATAAAAATAAAAACTAATGCCTTTTAAATCAGCTAAACAAAGAAGATATTTATACGCTGAGAAACCTAAAGTTGCAAAAAAGTTTGCAATGGATTCAGCTAAAAAAGGTAAGCTGGCTAAATTAAAAGTAGGTGGCAGAACAGATGCTGGTAAAAATAGAACAACAGCTTCACATGCAACTAAAGGACAGATAAATGAAAAAGGCCAAACAGTAGGTGGCGGACAAAATACTAGAGATAATAATCCAAAAACAACAACACCAACAACACCACCAGATAGAAAATTTTATAAAAATCCACCTCAAGTCCCAACGATTGGTCCAGCTAGTTGGGCACTAAATAAAGCTATAAATTTTATAGGCCCTAAAGCATATGACTCTAAGAAAAAAAGTAAAGACAAGTTTGCAAGAAAAGAAGGACTGTATAGAGAGTTTTATAGAACAGAAACCAAACCTCTTGAGGTAATGGATCCTAAAAATAAAGATTACATGAAAGATGCAGGGTATGGAAAAACTAAAACTACCAATGATGGTGGTGGGGATGGACCAAAATTATGTCCAGATGGAACTAATCCCCCTTGTAAAGTTCCTACTGTAACAAAAAAAACTGTAACAAAACCTTTAGCTAAAAAAAAACAAATATTTGATAATTTTAAAGCTTATAAAAAAGGTAAGATGATTAGTACACAGAGTAAAGTAAATGGTGTTATTACAGGTTTAAAAAAAGCTTCTAAATTACATGCAGGTCAAGCTAAAACATTATCAAAATTAAAATTAAATAAAGGCGGTGGAGTACCTTATGGACCACCACCATTAAGAGGACCTAACCCACAAGTACCCCCAGTAAAATTCTCCAGAGGTGGAGGAGCAGCTATTAGAGGACTTAAATTTACAGGAGTTAAGTAATGTGGTTTCAAGCAATTAAATTAGCCGTTTCTGCTGGAAGTAAAATTTACGCTAATAAACAGAAAACTAAGATGGCAATGTCAGATGCACAGTTAATGCATGCGTCTCGTATGGCTGAAGGCAAGGAAGCTTACCAAGGAAAACTTTTAGAAGCCCGTCAATCAGATTGGAAGGACGAGGCAGTTTTAATAATTTTAAGTTTGCCCATAGCAATCCTGGCCTGGGCAGTCGTATCAGACGATCCGGCAGCGATGGACAAAGTAAAATTGTTCTTTGAGATGTTCTCAGAGCTTCCGAAATGGTTCACAAATTTATGGATCCTTGTCGTGGCGAGCATCTATGGTATTAAAGGAACGCAAATATTTAAAGGTGGTAAAAAATGAATTTAGCTAGAGATTTAGAAAAACAAATTAAAGAAAAAAGATTAAAGGAGTCTGCTATTGCTCAACTTAGAAAAAGAAGTAAAGACTCTATGGCAAGACCTAGAGCAGAAAAAAATATGTTATCAAAAAACCCAGAGATGCAAAAAATATAATGTTTAAAAAACTAATAGAAAAACTTTTTGGTAAAAGATGTGAGTGTCCTCCAGGAGTAACCCTTACTAATCCAACTTATTCTAACTATTCTGAAATGACTAAAGGAGATCTTAAGAAACTTGTAGCTAAAGGTGAAATAAAATCTATTTACAAACCTTATAAATAGTTATAAATATTACCCATGATTGAAGGGGATAGCGTAGAATACGAATTACTTAAAAAATGGTCTAAAGATTTTGATTGCCAAGGTTATAAATCTTGTGAGATTGGTGTAAGACAAGGGCTAGGTTCAATGGTGATAATGAACTCCGTTAAAAATAATTATATCCATGTTGGAATAGACCCTTATTCAAATTTAATATATCAACATTATGATGTAACTAAACCTGAGTCATTTGATTATAATGATCAAATGAGAGATACACTATTAAATGATTTGTATAAGTATAGAAATGAAGGCTTATTTACTTTAGCTAACATGACAGATACAGAGTTTATGTCTAACCCTGATAATATGAATTCAAAATATTCTTTTGTTCATTTTGATGGTCCACATATGACTAAAGATGTTCTTACAGAAGCTATATGGTTTGCTAATAGATGTGCACCAGATACCCGTTTTGTATTTGATGACTACCCCCATTTTGATATGCCACTTATTGTTAACTGTTTAGCTTACTTTGATTTTAAAATTGTAGCTAAGGGAGATGTTAAAATATGTTTATCTAATAATCATAAAGAAATATAATATGGACCCATTTTCATTTGATACCTTTAAAAATTTAATTAAAAAAGAAATTGATGTGACAAAAGAACATTTATGCTACGGGGTTGATTCCATGGATAAACTGATGTATGCTCGAGGCAGACTCAGCGCTTTAGAAACGCTGCTTCAGGATATTAAAAACCTGCAAAAGGAGGATAACGATGGCGACAATGATTGAACAACCTACAGCTGAATTTAAAGAAGCTAAGGAAGAAAATCAAGTACCTACAGATCCACAAGGCATCAAAGAATATCTTGAAATCATACCAAACCCAGTAGGATACCGAATGTTAGTCAGACCATGGTCTGGACATAAAAAAACAAAAGGTGGACTTTTATTAACCGAAGAAACATCAGATAAAATACAGATGACAACAGTTGTTGCACTTGTAGTTAAAATGGGTGATCTTTGTTATAAAGATGAAAGTAAATTTCCTAAAGGTGCTTGGTGTAAAGAAGGCGACTTTATCATTTATGGTAGATATGCCGGCTCACGATTTCAAACTAAATTCGGTGAACACCGAATACTCAATGATGACGAGATCATAGGAACAGTCAAAAAGCCAGAAGATATTCTCCGTTTATTTTAGGAGGATAAAATGGCAGAAGTAAAAGACTATAGTGCAGAAGCACTAATGAAAAAAGAAAGTGATGTTCCTTTAGATATTGATGATTCTAATGAAACTGAAATACAATTAGAACAACCAGAAAAAAAAGAAGAGTTACCTAATCTTGATAGAGGTGAAGTTGATTTAGGTGGGACAGCCCATACTAAAGAAGCAGAAACAAAAGAAAAAATTGAGATAGAAGAAACAGGGGAAGAAACTAAACCTGTTAAAGAAGAAGCTAAACCTGTTAAAGAAGAAGAAAGTTTAGTTAAACATTCAGATAACTATCAAAAAAGAATTGATAAACTTACTAGAAAATATAGAGAAGCTGAAAGAAGAGAAAAAGCTGCTTTAGATTTTGCTAAAGGTTTACAAAAAAAGTATGATACTACTGTCAGAAAAGCAGATACTTCAGAAGATCAACACTTAAAAGAGTTTGATGCTAGAGTGGATGCTCAAAGAGAACAGGTCAAAAATGTACTTCGTGATGCTATTGAGAAACAAGATAGTGATAAAATCATGGAAGCAAACGATAAACTAACTCAATTAGCTGTAGAAAAAGAAAAAGCTAGATTAGAGATAGGTAATCGTGAAGAGCAGAAAAAGATAAGAGAAGAAGAAGCTAAATCAACAACAAACGTTGAAGCAAACAATCTAGAAACTACACCTACCCAACAACCAATTACACCTAAAGCTAAAAAATGGGCTGAAGAAAATACTTGGTTTGGGGATGATGAAGTTATGACTAACGCTGCTATTACTATTCATAACAATTTAGCTCAAGAGGGTCTTGAACTGGACAGTGATGAGTATTATACTGAAGTAAATACAAGACTACGGAAATATTTTCCAAGTAGTTTTGGTGCTAATGACGAGCCTGAAAAGGAACAACCGAAACCCGTCCAAACGGTTGCTTCGGCTGGTCGTAAGCAGCAGGGACGCAAAACTGTGAAACTCTCGCAATCACAGGTAGCTATTGCTAAAAGATTAGGCGTGCCACTAGAGGAATATGCTAGATACGTGAAGGAGGATAAATAATATGACAAAAATAGATAAAACTTCACGCAGTTCAGAGGATAGAAGCAAAAAAGAAGCTCCTAAATCTTGGACTCCATCATCCAGTTTGGATGCCCCAGATGCACCACATGGTTTTTCTCATCGTTGGATAAGAACTACCATTCAAGGTTTTGATGATGCAACAAATGTATCAAGAAAACTTAGAGAGGGTTGGGAATTTGTAACTGCTGCCACACTAATAAGTGAAATAGGTGACAGTCACGGATATCCGATTCTTGAAGAAGGCAAACATAAGGGGTTAATCGGGATTGGGGGCCTTGTGCTGGCAAGGATACCAACAGAGATACTTGAACAACGAGCAGCCTATTTTAAAAGGTTAACAGACGACAGAATGAAATCCGTTGATTCAGATCTTATGAAGGAACAGCACCCGGAGATGCCAATCAATATTGAGAGGCAATCCAGAGTGACCTTTGGTGGTAGAAACAAGAAGTAATTTTTTTGCAATACCTACAGTGGTCTTTATTAACAACGTTTAAATAGGAGACAAACAATATGGCAAACGTATCAGAAAAGTTCGGTCTTAGACCTTACAGAAAACTAGACGGTACACCATTAGTTGGAGCTCAGAACAGATATAGAATAGCAGCAGGTTATGCAACTGCAATATTTCAAGGGGATTTGGTTATACCAACTGCCGCTGGAAATGTTGAAAGACATACTGGTAATACTTCTAACGCTGTTGTGGGTGTATTTAACGGATGTTTTTATAATGATCCAACAACTCAGAAACCAACTTGGAAAAACTTTTATCCTGGTGGCATAACTCCAACACAAGGCGGTATTACTGCTTTTGTTGTAGATGACCCAGATGCAGTTTTTTTAGTGGATTCTGATGGTACTTTTAGTGCTGCGGATTTATTTAAAAACTATTCAGTTACTACAGCTGGTGGCGTAACACAAACAGGGAACTCTCAAGTTCAGCTAGACTACTCAGAGTCAGGAACGCAGGTTACTTACGTAATTCAAGCAATTGATATTTCGCAAGATCCAGCTAACTCAACTGAGGGAGCAGCTAATGGGAATATTCTTGTTAGAATCAACAATCACTTCTACAGAGCGGCAACAGTCGGTCTGGCGTAGGGTTAAATAAAAGGAAATAAACTATGGCTATATCACGAGCACAACTAGTTAAAGAACTAGAGCCAGGTCTAAATGCTTTATTTGGCCTGGAATACAACAGATATGAAAATCAAGATAAAGAGATTTTCATGACTGAAACATCTGACAGAGCTTTCGAAGAAGAAGTAATGTTAAGCGGTTTCGCTTCTGCACCCACTAAACAAGAGGGCGCTGGAGTTGTTTTTGACGATGCACAAGAAACATTTACTGCACGTTACACACACGAAACAATCGCTTTAGCATTTGCTATCACGGAAGAAGCAATCGAAGATAACCTATACGACAGATTAGCTGCAAGATACACAAGAGCTCTTGCAAGATCTATGTCGAATACGAAGCAAGTAAAAGCAGCGCAGGTACTAAACCAAGCTCAATTTACTGCAGTAACAGGTGGAGACGGAGTATCATTAATTAATAATGCTCACCCACTAGCTACTGGCGGTACTTTTAGTAACAGATTAGCTACTCCATCTGACTTGAACGAAACTTCACTAGAGCAATCGTTAATTGACATCGCAGGATTTGTTGATGAAAGAGGTTTAAGAATCGCTCTTCAGGGAATGAAAATGATAATTCCAAAAGAATTACAATTCACAGCTGAAAGATTGATGAAATCTCCTAATAGAACAAGTACTGCAGATAACGATATCAATGCTATCTATCAAATGGGAATGGTACCTCAAGGTTACAGAGTGAATAACTTTTTAACTGATACAGATTCATTCTATCTTTTGACTGATGTACCTAATGGACTTAAACACTTCGTTAGAGCACCATTGAAAACTGCTATGGAAGGTGACTTCGATACTGGAAACGTTAGATTTAAAGCTAGAGAAAGATACAGCTACGGCTGGTCTGACCCTAGAGCTATATTTGGTAACGGAAATTTACCGACTAGCTAATACTTTATAACAGTATTAATATTTAAGGGGGCTTTCGAGCCCCCTTTTTTTTGTGTATACTAAAAAGACCTAGTAAATAAATTATTTTGTAGACTGGCTAGGCAGACGATATAGAGACTACAAAATTAAAAACTATACAAAGGAGAAAATATTATGGCAAACACAACTTTTGACGGCCCAGTTAGATCAAGAAACGGTTTTCAATCAATAGGACCAGGTGCTGTACAAGCAAACACATTCGCTACTAACATGACAGTAGCTACTAATGCTGGAAGACTAATGCTTATGGATCCAGCAGGAACACCAACTGCAATTACATTACCAAGTATTATCAGTACAGGTGGAAGCAACAACGCAGGACCAGGAAGAGATCCTAATAACCCAAATACTATTGGAACTACTTTTGAAATTCTTTTTACAGATGAATATACTGGTACAATCCAAACAGCTAACACAGCAGATAAATTTGTTGGTTCAATAATGATTGGTGTAGATAACGGTGCAAAAAAAGCATTTGTACCCGCAGCAGCAAACAATGAACTA